TCTTTCTATTGACATGTATATAGGATTTTATTATAAAGTCAATATGAAAGATAAAGAAAGTATTAATTATTCAGAGGTGAAAAAAGAAAGACCACCACATGTTTATGTTGTGCAAGAAATTGCAGGCACAAGGGAGGGCCGTCCCAAATTTAATATTATGGGTGCAGCAGAATATGGTGTTCTAAAATTTTTACTAGATGAAAGATCACAAATGATTTTTTCTCCTGGTCCGCTAATAATCAAACTAAAAAATCTTTTAAAAGATTTCAAACCAACAGACTACTTGTTATTAACAGGTGATCCTGCTATAATAGGTGTAGTCTGCTGTTTGATATCAGAACAAACAAATGGTAGATTGAATCTCTTGAAGTGGGATCGACAAGAAAAAAGATACTATCCAATAGAGATTGATATTTACGGAACAGGAGCAAAGAATGACGATTGATTTTGAGAAAGACCAAGAAGAAGTTCTAGATAGAACTACTAACATAAATAAACTTGCAGATAAGATAAAGGAACTGCAAGCTCAACAAGAGCAACTGCAGATACAAGAAGATGCAGTCAAACAAAAAAAGAAAGATATAGAATATTTGTCTGGTGAAGTTATACCAACAATGTTATCAGAAATGGGTTTATCTTTTTTAAAACTACAAGACGGTTCGTCTGTAGAAGTAAAAACAAATTACAGCGCCACTATAACTCAAGCAAATAAAGAGAAGGCGTTTAACTGGCTTCGTGAGAATGGCCTGGGCGATATAATCAAAAACGAGATATCCGTATCGTTCGGTCGTAACGAGGATAACAAGGCGGCTGATTATGCCGAACTTGCAAAGAGTCGGGGTCTTGATCCGATGCAAAAGCTGAAGGTCGAACCCATGACTCTAAAAGCGCTAGTCCGTGAGCGTATGGAGGCAGGTAAAGAAATGCCAACGGAACTTTTCAACATATATGTTGGAAACAAAACAACAATAAAAAGGAAACAATAAACATGAGTGAAGTACAAACAAAAAAGAAAAACGAGCTTAGTGCTAATATGTTTGAAGCTGACGCAGGTCAAGGTTTAAACATACAACAAGAGGATCTAGCACTTCCGTTTATGAAAGTTCTGGGACAGTTGTCGCCAGAATGCAATAAGATGGATAATAAATATATCAAGGGGGCAGAACCTGGTATGATTATTAATTCAGTAACCAATGAATTACATGACGGTGCCACTGGTATCGATGTGATTCCTGTGTATTACAAAAGACAATACATAGAGTGGCAAGACAGAGGTAAAGGTGGAACAGGATCGCCAGTAAAAATATATGAAGCTGGTGATGATCTACCTAAAACAACTAGAGATTCTTTTAACAAAGATAGATTACCAAACGGTAATTATCTAGAGAACACTGTTAGTCACTTTGTTTATGTGCTAGGTAAAAATCCTACGACAGCTTTGATTTCTATGAAAGCTACTCAACTTAAGATTAGCAGAAAATGGAACTCGATGATGTCAGGGTTAAAGATGCAGGGTAAAAATGGTATTTTTACACCGCCAACATATAGCCACATTTATACTTTAAAAGCAGTTCAGCAATCAAACGATAAAGGTACATGGTTTGGTTGGGATGTGTCTAGAAAAGGACCTGTGTCTGATCAAAATGTTTACGAGACGGTAAAAGGTTTTAGTAACAGTGTTGCTAAAGGTGCTATCGAAGCTAAACACGGAGATCAAGAATCCAAATCCGATTCGCCGTACTAAAAACTTCCTAGGGAAGATAGAGGGGCGGTGATGGGAGACTGGACCCGCCCCCAAAAATAATTATGGAAGCTTTTAGAAAGATATTTACAGGATTAATGCGAGCACATGGTTGCACCTATGTGGACAAGAAGGGTGCCGATGGACTCAAAATAAAAGGTACCTCGTTTGTTAAACGAGAACCTGTAACAAATAAACATTGGGAGGATCATCTCAATGGTATAGAACCTAGTCTCGGTATCATACCGATTAACGAGAATAACGAATGTAGATGGGGTTGTATTGATGTAGATAAATATAATCTTGATCACAGAAAACTTTTAAACAAACTACCAGTAGGTGTACCACTTTGGGTCTGTAGATCAAAAAGTGGTGGAGCACATATATTTTTATTTACAACAGATTTTGTGCCAGCAAAACTAATGCGAGATAAACTAGTGTCTTTGAGTGCTGTGTTAGGATTTGGTAACGCTGAAGTATTTCCAAAACAAATTGAATTAAAATCGCAAGATGATACAGGAAATTTTTTAAATTTACCATACTTTAATTATAAAAATACAACAAGATATTGCTTTGATTCTAAAGGCCAAGCAATTAAAATAGATGCCTTTTTAAATTCTGTAGAGGTCGGTGCTCTCACACCAAAAGAATTACAAGATTTAAAAATAGAAAGACCACCATCAGAGTTTGATGACGGACCACCTTGTTTAGAATCTTTAACTAAAGAAAAGTTAGATGATGGTAGAGATAGGGTTATGTTTCAATTTAGAGTGTACGCAAAAAAGAAGTGGCCAGACAGTTGGGCTGATAAATTAGATGAGTTTAATTACAAACACTTTGTAAACCCATTCAGACATGACGAGATTACAAAATTTAGAAAAGATAACAAGGACTATGGTTTTAAATGTAATGAAGAACCAATGTGTAACCACTGTGATAAGCAGTTATGTAAAACTAGAAAGTATGGAATAGGTACGCAAAGTTTGTTTCCACAACTATCTGATTTACAGATAGTAGAGTTAGATCCAAAAATATTTAGATTAAACGTAGATGGTGAAAGAGTAGAATTAAAAGCAGAGGAATTACAAGAACAAAGACTATTTGTAAGAGCATGTATGAATCAAATACATAAGTTCCCACCAACAATAAAACCAAAAGATTATAAAGACATGGTTGCATTATTAATGTCTAACCCAGAAATAATAGAGGCACCAACTGGTGCATCTAAACTAGAGCAACTGTCTCAACACCTAGAAAACTATTGCACTAGCAGAACAGCAGAGGGTGCAACAAAAGAAGATATGGAAGCTGGTAACGTATGGAACAAAGACACACATCACCATTTTATATTTACACATTTCTATCACAAGTTTTTACATAGACACAAATGGACAGAGAAGTATGACATGACACTATTCTGGTTATTAGAGCACAATGGTTGTGAGCATATAAGAATGAATATAGGTAAAAAGAAATTATCTGTAATAAGATTAAAACAGTTTGAGAAAGAACAAATAAAAATAAAAGAACGTAAATTTAAAAAGGAGGATGCGTTTTGAGGAGACCATCATTTAAGAGTGATATATCAATCATCACTGTGATTTGTATTGCCACCATTCTGATGACACATTTATTATGAAAACAATAGTATTAGGACCACCAGGCACAGGAAAAACCACCACTTTGTTAAACGAAGTGGATAAGTATTTAAAACAAACAGATCCTAATAAAATTGGATACTTCTCCTTTACACAAAAAGCTGCGTACCATGCTAGAGACAGAGCTATGTCTAAGTTTAATTTATCAGAGGATGACCTTCCATATTTTAGAACATTACATTCTTTGGCGTTTAGAAGACTTGGTATTAAGAAAGAAGATGTGATGCAACGTAGACACTACGAGGATTTAGGAAACAAAACTGGTTACAATTTAGATTACAACGAATACGATAACGAGCACACAGGATTATTTACAACTAAAAGTGATTTACTACGTATTGTACAAATGGCTAAACTACGTAATATTACACCAGAGAGACAATACAATTTAAAAGAACACACACAAGATATAACAATACAACAACTAAAACAGTTTGTATACGATCTTAATCAATACAAAAAAGATTATACACTAATAGATTTTACAGACATGATTACAGAATTTATTAAGTCTGACAAGTCACCTAAGTTTGATGTTGTGTTTATAGATGAAGCACAAGATTTATCATTATCCCAATGGGATATGGCAAGATCGATATGGGACAAAACACAGGATACTTTTATTGCGGGTGATGATGACCAGGCTATATTTAGATGGGCTGGTGCAGATGTAGATAGTTTTATAACACAGACGGGAAGGATAATGCAGCTGACACAGTCATACCGAATACCGCAGGTTGTGCATGATATTGCATCAAAGATAATAAACAAAATACAAAATAGATTACCAAAAGAGTGGAGACCAAAAACGCAAAGAGGTTTACTTTCATATTATGATGACTTTGAACAAGTTAACATGAAACAAGGTAGTTGGCTAGTGTTAGCTAGAACCAGATTTATGCTAAACGAGTTAGAAGATCAGTTATACTCCAGAGGGTTGTATTACGAGAACAAGTTTAAAACAAACAAAGAACAAGATTTGTACAAAGCAATTACGGATTGGGAAGATGTGCGTAAGGGTGTGGATATAAATTATGAACAAGTATCAAGAATAGCATCTTACATGAGCCAGAATCATTTTGAAAAACAATCTCTTAAATACATGGACAAAGATGCAAACTATAAAATGTCTGGACT